AATCTAGTCCTCTTATCTCAAATCCACAGTTACCTGTCTTTGACCGTAGTCGGATAGGGTCATTTAGTGCGGTAGGTCTACCGCCAGACTCTAGCTCCTTGACCTTGCGGATATGCACGTCAGTATATATCCAGTCCCTCTCGTGGGAAATATAGCGATGTATGCAAATGAATTCATCAGAGCGGTTCACGAATTTACCACCACCCTCTACATCGGATGCCATCACAGGCATAGTATGCCCTGCGTATTCGTGGCTACCTGTGTGTACTTTCCTCAAGGCTTGAGTCACAGGATGCGTATTGACTATGGTCGTGACTCGGTACTCCTTACAGAACTTGCGTATGTTACTAGTCACTTCGTAATGGTACTCGTGAGTACTTCCTGCTATGACGTTATCCTTCTTGATGGTTAGCGAATTGTATGGGTCAATAAGGAATCCCTCGAACTCCCAAGCATCGTATACCTCTCTGGCTATCTGTAGCAGCTCAAAGGCATCTACGATAAGCTCCGAATCTAGGAACGCCCAATGTGCTTGTACATATGAGTGATGTCTCCAGAAGGTAGGCTCGTCAATCATATTGATAGGCTTCCCAGCTAGGAACTCTATGAGCTTACGCTGTAGGCTTTGTACCTCGTTCTCTGATGAGTATACCAGCCAGCGTGTGCCGTTCTCTAATGTGTGTAGCAGTTGTAGGTAGGTCATCGTGTGGGTCTTCCCTACGTTGGCGTGACCTGTGACAACGATAAAGTTGCCCTTCTTAAATCTTAAGTATTCGTCTATATCTGGCACTCCAAACTTGGATGCCTCTGCAATCTTACCCTCTCTCGCTTTCTCTAGGTAGGTTAGGGTTTTGCTAGTGTCTACTATGTGTTGGTGAATCATACCCCTAAATTAACATTCCATTTTTAATATCCTATAGCAAGGACAAAAAAAAGAGGAGTATTTCTACTCCCCTTGCCTAACACAATCAACCTACTAGAATGGTAGTCCATCTGTCGTAGCCTGTCCGTTTGTCGCAACTTCCTCTCTAGCTGAGAAGTGCGTTTGGTATGTGGTGTCCTCTTGCTTAGATTCGAGTACCCACTCTACAAAGCTGTCTGCTACCTTTAGCACATCGGTACTCTTAGCACCCTTGTCTTTTAGTAGATCTACTGCTGCCTTCAGACAGCTCTGCTTTACAATCATCTTCTGCTTATCATCGCCTCCCGATGAATAGCTAGGCGTGTAACCTCCCTGTGCATACACAGGCTTAATCTTGTTGCCGTACTGTGTGTTGCTCAACTCGTACTCCACCTCTTGACCTACAACAAATTTGTCTTGGTCTGGCTTTACTGAGGAGTACTCGCCAGAGTCTCCATTGTCCATAGACACAAAGAACTTATACAAAGTCTTTCCATCTCTCAGTTGGTAGTCTCCCTTCGGAGATACCGATACTACTTTTGCTTTCATAAATTATTGATTGTTTAAAGTTTCTAATTGGGAATAGTGAGCCTCTAGCATAGCTGCTCTCTCTTTGAGCCACTCGCTACCTATCTGGTCAGCGAAGGTCTCTAAGTCATCAATGACTTGGTAGAAGTTTTCTGTATTCATCTCTCTAAGAATTTAGAGCGAATCTATACAGAACAATTTACTTATGCAAAATTATTTGTGAATTATTTTTCCCTCTACCACGATGTGGCTAGAGTTCTTGGGGAGGTCGGGGGCTGGTTCAATGACCACAGCCTTGATGAATTTTTTGTTATCGTCTACTACCATCCCTGCATCTACTAGGGCATCCTGCGTAAACTTGATAGCCATAATGCAGTTGTCTAGATCATAGCGATAATTGACCCTAGCGGTGATGGTACAATACTCAAATTGGAAGTCGTAGTCTAGTTGGTCGGTAACGACCTTCTTCCACTTAGTCTTCTCCTTACTCCTAAACGTCCAATGCGGAGAGGAGTAGAACTTGTTGAGGCTGGGTATCTTGCCCAGCTCTATGACTATCTTGGTATGGTCAGATATCATTAGCCATCAATCTAAGACCCATCTCTGGGTCTATCTTAGCTATCTCTCCTATGAGTTGTAGCTCCTTCTGTTTTGCTTCCTGCTTCTCCTGTTCGGTACTATCGATACCTATGTTCGTGTAGATTCTAGCCATCTCTTGTAGGATGGTATCAATAGCAGGGTTTCTCATAAAGTCAATCATTTGTAGCGATTCCAATACCTTACGGTGTTACGGTCATAGAATCCGAAGTGGGATAGGAGGTGGTTGGTATAGTCATCCTGTACCTCCTTGTTTTCAATCTTAGACCAATGGCTGCGCCAGTCAGTCACATTTTTTTTCTTGCCCATAATAGTATATATATATATTATTATATATTATTATATAATACCCCCCTTTAGGGGGGGTTATATTATTTATATAATTTATTTATATAATATAATAATAGGGACAAGCTAATTAAAAAAAACGAGATACTCAAGACATTGATCCAGAAGTTATCTGGCTTCTTTTCTTCATAGACAACGGTAGGTACTTTCACTACCTTCTCTATGCGTATCGTGTCTGGTAGACACTCAGCCTCTACCGTTATCGTATCGTAGGAGCGTTTTAAATGCACTCTAACGTCATTACTTTTTAAAGTGATGGTATCTACCCTCTCAAGAATTAAAGTGTCTCTAAGGGCTTTATTTTCGGTTATGATTAGAGTGTCCATCTTTACCGCAACCGAGTCTAGTATCGTTGGGTCTTTTGCAATCGCACGGTTTAGGTGATACTTCGCACCACAAGACACGAGGAGCAGGGTGATTAGCCCTGCCCCTATTGCTCTTCCTACCCATCTAGCTACCACACGCTTCACACTCTTCTGGGTTTTCTAGGTTGCAGCTAGGCTGCTCCTTGTTTTCTAACTCATTAACAAAGTCCTCGAAGTCATTCGAGAATCCAAAGTCTGTATCGTTCATCTATTCTCCTTTAGCTGCTTTGACTACGTTTCTATATCTGCTTCTTGCTTCAGCATATGCTGCTAGAGCTTTATCGTCTACATCGGTAAAGCCCAACCAGTAGCACCAGAATCGCTTGTTAGTCTCTTTGATCCAAAGCCAAAATACTTGTAGGTGTTTCATTCTTCTTCTTGTTTATTGTTCTTGTACATTAGATACCACTTCTGAGCTGTATAGCCGATGGTCATTACCAACAGGGCTATCTTCAACGTCATCTCAATATGTGCAAAGGATAACGCAAATGTTCCTGCGTTCATTAATAATACTTTTGCATCTGTCTCGTTCATCTTTTTGCGAACTTTTCAAGACCTGCTATACCAAAGCTGCCCAGCGTTACGATAAGGAAGCTATTGTATACAAAGTCGTTTATTGGTAATTGGCTACCGAAGAAACCAGTAACAACATCTACCACCATCACGATGACCATAATAGTGAACGACAGGAAGCCTATGATAGTCTTCTCGTTGTAGTCGTTGCTGTTCTTGAATATCTCGGTAAACTTCATTATTCCTCTATCAAGTGTGCGAACTTCTCCGACACCTTGAAGCTCGGACAAGCCTTAGCTGCAAATTCGTTATGCCCTGCGAGTTTAGCATTTGGGTACTTATCCATCAAGCCCTTGAGTAATGACTCCATAGAATCCAACTGCTCACCGAATAGTGTATCCTTTGGCTTGTACTTGCCGTCTGTTTTTTCAGCCTCTAAGCCTCCGACATAGCATACGCCTATAGACCTAGCGTTCTGCCCTTTGGTATGCGCTCCGCTGCGATCTAGGTCTCTACCCTGTCCGATAGTACCATCTAGCTCAACGACATAGTGGTAGCCGATATCCGACCAGCCTCTGCCGTCAACGTGCCAACCTTTGATAGTCTCCGTTGATACGTCACGTCCTTCTGGCGTAGCTGCACAATGAATAATAATGTAGTCTATTTCTCTCATTCTTCGTCTACTTTAGTTATGTTTCCAATTCCTTGATTCCACATCTCTCCCTTGCAGCACTCTCTGCTGTATGTATTTTTGTCCTTGCACAGGCAGCCTCTACGCTTGTCCTGTGGTACATTCCATCTAGGTCTCATATCTTAGCTGTATGTATATTCAAGTGTTGCAACAGCTTCATACCATAAGCCGTTTGTATTGAAACGAATAGTAACCAAATCACCCGAAGTAAATGGGGCATTACTACTAGTCAATGTCTGCGTTATTGTAGTATATGCAGCATTCGAGTGGCTAATAAAATCGCCTGTCCAAACTACGCTTCTATTTATTTCAACTCTAAAGCGTGTTGAGGTAGCTGTCATCGTACCGCCATTACGAATACACTTGAACATTATTTTGCTTACATATCCTGCACCTGTAACTACAACCCCTTCGGCATTTGAGGCAGCTTGACTACCTTCAGAGTATCCGTTTATCGGAAAGAAGTACCAAGAGGTGTCCACATTAGAACTATGGTACATACTGCTTTCAACACGCCATATATCATCTCCTCCGCCTCCTATGTTGCTAGGGGCTATCTTGACATTCGTAGTGCCGTCATATCCTACCAAGAAGTCTACATTGGCGGTATCTGTTCTAGTAGTAAAGTCGCTGAACTTTTTGTTAGCCATCGTTATAAGGTTTTGATTGAGGTGTTCATAAAGAAGCTAAGTTCATCTTCCGCCTCTTGGTCAATCGCTGCTACGCCATCAGTACCCAAGTCAGTAGTAACCCAGCCGAGTACTATCTCTTCGGTAAGGTCTTCGAAGGGTACGAAGTCGGTAATGCTTGAGGTGTCAATAGTTGCCTCTTTAAACAACGCATACGAACCTCCGTTAGCTGTAGCCGTTACATTGTATTTTACCAAGTAGATGACATCGCTGTTGCCGTCCAGCGTGTTGTATACCATCACATTATTTATCTTCCAAGTAGTAGCCATATCTTATTCTTCTTCGTTAAACCAATCAATCGGCAAAGCCTCTAGGCTCGTCAAATCGCTAGGGTAGTCTGGATGCGCTACAATCGCAAACAACCCACCATCCTTATGCTCGATAAGGTCAGCCCATCTTACGCAGTTTACCATATCGTAATTAGACCCTGCCGTTACTTCATCGTTGTATGCTTGGCATTCTGCCTCTGTTCCTGTGTAGTACATTATGAGTATGTTCCGTAGTAGTTATTAATTGCCGTGTTTAGGTCTGATGCGCTGCTGTCGTAGTCTACATCCCAAAGCACATACTCCTGTATCTTGGATGTAGTAACGTGAATACTCACGGTAGATGTGAGTTTCCATACATTGTGCGTACCTGTACCTGTGATTGTTGTTGCGCTCGTTGCAGGCTGTGTACCATTTTGATACAGCTTTACGTTGCCGCCTGCATCTCCGTGAGTTACTATCCAAATGTTAGGGTCATCAAGTGCAGGACTATAACTAGTATTGTTGAAATACCAAGTTTGACCACCGCTTTGTATTTGTATTCTTGTTGCACTATTGTAATAGAAGCGACCCTCTGAACTGCTCGAACCTTGCATAAAGTATTCTCTATTACCTGCCGCAAAATCAGTATTTGAATCTACTACAAGTGAATAAGTCAAGTTCTTGCTAGGAATTAATACACGGTCATTGAAATTGATTGCAAACATTTTGCCTGTCGCAAAGTCTACCGCAGGTTTACCATTGACTTCTACCACGCTGCCTCCCGATTTGATTTTAGGCATAGAAGCAAAAGAACTAATAAACATATCTTTAGCAGACACGCCAAGCTGATTATACCATTTGCTTACATATAAGTCGCTGTCGCTAGGTAGACTTGCTGTATCTAAATCACCATTGCTATCGAATCCAATATCCGTAAAGGTTGCACCATCGGGAGTAACTTGGATTGCATCGCCTGTATATGTGCTGCTTAACTTGCGTAGGCTATACGCTATTACTGCATCCCCATAGTCATCCAATAGAGGCGTAGTAGCTGCGCCACCACCTAAGTCCTTGTAGGTGATACCCCAGTCAATAGTATTGTCAGTCCTACCGCTACCGAAGTTAGTAGTCTCGTATATCTTACCCCAGTCTATTGTGTTAGCCATTGTTCTTATTCTTTTTCATTAGGTAGCGTTTCAGCTTCTGTATGTTCTCCGCCTTCGGCTTGTATACCTTCTTCACTACAAAACCCATCCATTGAAGTTTTGATTCTTACTAGGGTACATATCGTCATTGCTTGACGTGTTGTACTCTGGGTAGCGGCTGCTATAGAATGCCATATGATCTACGAACCTACGGCTATAGTGTTCTGCTATGTCTCGCTCCTTTTGTACTAGGTAGTCCAAGTCCTGCTTACTGATTGTTGTACCGTTCTCTGCGCTCTTAGTATAGATACCTCCGTTAGCCACCTTAAAGTGGATGTACGGCAGTATCTCAATGGCTGCCCAATGAATCACCATATCCTGTATGTAGTCGGTGAATAGGGTCAAGTAGTTACCTGTGAGCGTATCCCCATCTATGTCACTAGCTATCTTGTTGAATAGCTTAGTGCCTAGTATGTTCTGGATATGGATGTCTTGAGCAATCTTGATGAATTGTATCATCTGGTCTCTATCCACGTTGCCGTTTATCCCTGTTCTCTTGATAACGTCAGCTGGGCTGACAAATAATACCTGCGCCATTATAGTCCTCCTTGTATATCTTTCTTACTTGGAGGGTTCACATACCCTCTATTCTTCATATTGCTAGGCGTGATGGCTACCTTATCATCGTTAGCCTCTGGGCGAAAGCCCTTGCTCCTAGCCTTCGTTGTGCTGATGGTCTTAGCGTTTGGGCTTTTCACATCGGGGCGAATGCCGTCCTTACTCATATAAGTCTGACGTATCCACTTATGCTTACATCTCGCTCCACCTTTGTATAGCCAGATAGAGTAGGTGCTTGATCCGTTTACACCGAATCCTGCATTCACCGCCTTATCGTCCATAGCGATGATGTCCTCCTTGCGGTAGACCTTATTAGCACTCATCATCTTACGGCAGAACTCACGCTGTGGAGACTTGCTACCATCGTACTTATAGCGTACTAGGAAGAGTTCCCCTGCGGCATTCTCTCCATCTTGTTCGCTGTTAGCGTTGGGTCTAGCAGTACCTGTAGAGGCAAACTTGAGCGTAGCATCTAGTGCCTCCTCTTGTTCGTAGTCCACTTCTCGCTCGTCTACTAAGTCCCACATATCCGTATCTACATCCTCACCCATAGCAATAAGCTCGTCTATGGCAGTATCGTACTCCTCTGGCATATCCATAGAGCAGGTGTGCTTCTCGTGGGACTTCATCTCTGTGAGTACCTTAGAGCTGTCTCCGCTAAACAATGCGTTAGCCACCTTAGGCTCGAATTGAAGCATCTGTACAAGGAAGGTTATAGCTTGGTCTTGGGTAAGTATACCCTCTGATACTTTAGCGATAATGTCGATAGCTCCTGCAATCTGCGCCCCATTGTAGGAGGCTTCCTTCTGTACTAGTTCTTCTGCCACCTCTGGGTCTTTTTCGATTGCTATTGCTTCGGCATCTTGTGCTGGTTGGTCTTCAACCTTCACGCCAGTCTCTTCTTCAATACCCTCTTCTGTCACTACATTCTCCAAGTCCATAAACTCGATAGGAGTAAGAGTCTTGAAGTATAGGTCTAGAGCGATGTTGTTGTAGGCTAGTATCTGGTCAAGTGCTTCAATTACTTGGTTTTGCTTTGGCTTGATGACCGTGTTATCGAATAGCTGGAATGCTGTCTTGATTTCGTCTGCATTGTTACCTAGCCCTGTCTGGTCTTTAACACCGAACAGCATAGGGCTAGTGATGCGGTGACCTACTAGCACCTTCTGCTGTGATTCTCTAGATAGGAACTCGTACTGGTTGTGAGCATCGCTCAACTGTACTGGCTCTATCGTAGCTGCGCTATCTGCGCTCTCGTTAAAGGCTAGGATGAACTTACCAGAGTTAGATGACCCACTCCACTTATGACGAATCTGTGACTCTATGATATCACGCTCCTCCTCTGGAGGTACTCCGTTGTTGAAGTTCAGAATCATAGAAGGCGCAAGTCCGTTCTTGATATTGTTGATGTGGTAGTTGGCTACCTCACCCTCAAGCTCTGCGTATGGTAGCGCACCTTGATAGTCTACAGGGCTGTAGTAGTACGAGCCACTACGATAAGGACGGAAGTATAGTATCTCTATCTTATCGGCTGCTGATCCAAAGCCGAAGGCAGGGATGCGGTCTGCACCCTTCTTAGACTTTACCTCGCTCCAATCGTATGCGTAGTAGTAGCCCTCAATCTCGCCCTCCTCGTTACACTTCTCAGCTCGTAGACACTCTACAGGCATATGGTGTACCTCAGCAATCTTGCTCTTGTCTTGGTTATAGATGACTTGGAATGCTCCGTTACCTAGTAGGTAGTAGTCATTGATGACCTTCTTGAGTTCGTCATCCTTGATGAGGCTACGGCATTGTAGGTAGCCCTCTGTGTTTCTTGCAGAGTCTAAGGCATCCAAGCCTTGCCCAAAAATCTGGTCTATGACTCCAGAAATAACAGTATTGTTAGTCGGAGAGCCGTTGTATCGGTCAATCAGATACTGGAAATAGTTATTGTCATCACCATATTCGACCCATCCTAGTCGGCTGTTCTCCGATATACTAGGAGATGTGTAGCTTGATAGCTGTACAAAGTTTACGTTATTCGCCATAAATCTTAAACTCGTTGTTCATTGTTTTCTCTGTGGTCGCTAGTTTCGGTTGATACGTTGCAACACTAGAACCAGAAGGTATGATATACATTCTATCCTGTGAGAGCAGTTTCACCTTAGAGGCTTCCCATATCTTGACCACGTAGAAGCTCTCGCTCGACAGCGCAGAGACATCATAGGTAAAGGTAAGCACCTTAGCAAAGTCATCCCAAGTACCAGAGATAGTAGTGTCTACCACTTCCTTTCTTTGGTCTTCGGATATTATCTCTATCTCGAAGCTCTCCGTAGTAAAGTCACGGAGGTACATCTTGATAGTAGCCGTTGTATTTTCTTCTACAATAATCATCTAATTATAAAACCCAAAAGGATATATGTGGTATATTTGCACCACTCATCTCTCTAGGTAGCGATGCTACCAAAAAGAAAAGCCCTTCCATATAGGAGGGGCTTTCTTGATTCTAGACTATTCAGCTATTAGATATCGTCAATCTCTGAAGCATCAGCTGTAATAGTTGCATCTACGAAATTCGCAGGGATTTTCTCTTGTGCGCCAAAGGTCAAAGAGTATCCACTCATATCTCCCATAGCTGCACCTGTAGCGATAGACCCACCTGTTACCTCAGCACCGTACTCTAAGCCCATCATAAACTGGTTGCCGTTGTTATCCTCTACGATGACGTGAGGACGAGCGTAAGCCAACAACTTAACCTCGTTGTGTGTTTGCTTAGATAGTTTCTTAAAGTTCAAAGTCAAGGTCTGCTCGTAGAATGTAGTACCATTGTCACGAGAAGAGGTGATAGTCTGCTCAAAGCTAGACGTACCCTTAACATCAAACTTGAACCAAGTAGGAGTCCCACCGAATGAGTCGATAACATCTGTATCAGTAGCATCGTAGGTAATAGCTCCTAGCGTATCGAAGTCTGCAAAGTACACAGCGGTAATACCACCTACTACGTCCTTACAAGGTTCGTTTCTTCCTTTTGTTAATGTACAAGCCATTTGTTTATTGTATTAAAAAAGGGTAGGCAGATTGACCCACCTACCCCTCTATGGTTATTATCTACCTAGTGTTTAGGTGTAGTAAACGATGTCAGCACCGATACCGATTTGAACACCAGCAGCGAAGCGCATTACTACACGCACATTGTCACTACCGTCCAAGTCAGCCATATCAAGAAGTTTTACAACTTGCCAGTCTTCCATCAAAGATGTACCAAAATACAAGTTAGACTTCTGAGCAGCTACCATATCGTTGTCTGGCATACCAGAACATACGAACAATTTAACGCCATCAAAAGCCAAGTCACCGCCATTATACCAAGTAGTACCAGCGTTGTTCACACCGTTTCCTCCTAGACCGTTAGCACCGAATCCACCCAAAGCACGAACATAAGCACGAGCGATGTTTTGAGAAACATAGATGTACAAGTCTTCCTTACCGTATACTGAGCTAGGGATAGCGTCAACTACCTTACCTAATTCGTCGATAACGTTTGCAGCAGTAACTGTAGTACCTACTACATCGATAACGTCAGCATCAGCAGCCAACAAAGCTGTGAAGCCATCGTACTCACCTTCAGATGCATCAGCACCTTGCCAGATGTTTTGTTCGTTCTTCTCTGCAACCTTACCAGCAACGTAGCCGATTAAGTAGTCTGAGAAGTTAGCAGGTAGGCTATCGAAGGCAGAGTAGCCCATTTCGATTGCTTCCCAGTCGCTGCGGAAGTCGTTCTTACACAACTCAAGGTTAACCTGTAGTTGCTTAGGAGTTAAGACTTTCTCAGCCAAAGTCAACGTAGAAGTGTCAGAGAAGTCACAAGTACTGTCCTTAGTGATAGCATCAAGGTTGACAGTCTTAAGTACTTCTTTGTACTTTACGTTTGGTTTGATAGTGATACCACCGCCTTCGATGGTGTCTGCGCTCAAAAGAGCTGCGCTTACATAACGTGCCGCGAACTGACCCGCATAACTCGTCGTGATTGAAGTGGTTGTAGCCATTTTTCTTCTTTATTAAAATTATGATAATTTACTAAATACACGCCCCATAGTATTCTGAGGTGCTTTCTTTGCGTAGCGGTTCAACACTACTTGCTTTTCTTTAGGTGCAGCTGTGAGCTTCTTAGCAGCGGCAGACATATCTACCTTCTCCTCTTCATTCTCTTTGTTCTGGTACTCCTCGAACTTGCGCTTCATTTCTTCCACTTGTTCTTTGACCTCTTGGATAGCAGGAGCAACTGCTTCAACAACAGCTTCTACAATCTGCTCTAGTTCTGGAGCTACCTCTTCTGGAGCTTCTACGACAATCTCCTCTTCAGCTAGTTCAGTCTGTGCTGGTTCTTCAGCAGGAGCTTCTTCAGCTGCCGCTTCACGAATCTCAGCAATGATACCTTCCTCTGTGATGATTAACATACGACCATCTTCTAGCTCGTGGTCACCTACAGGAGCAGGTACTTTCTCGCCATCTTCACCGATTAGGAATACATTCTGTCCAGCTTCAAAGGCTTCTGCCTCTAGCATTACACCGTTAGCAAGGCGCATACTAGCACCTTGTACTTCTGTGGCTTCTTCCCCGTTAGGAGCGAGAGCCATCTCGATTCTTTTAAATACTTCGTTTAGATTCATCTTCTTAAACTTATTAATTAAACAACTATATATTTGATTTTTGGGTTACTTTTTACAGCTTGTCTAGCTCCTTGAGTTTGCTCTCAGCCCAGCTCTTGGCACTCTTACCACCCCATAATAGGTAGGAGATGTACCCACACGAGGTCGTATCTCCTTCATCATAGTACTCCTCTGCTCTACTTAGGTAGCTGTACATACGCTTGATGGTGTCTACAGATAGGGGTTGCTTCTTGGCTAGTTGTTGCGCTCGTATCTTACCCACCTCAGTAGCGCACTTGTTGCCTTGCTTCTCGTTGAGTTCGATGCCTCTCTTTGCATTGTTAGATACTGACTGAGGGTAGTCTGTATATGATTCCATTTGCAGCTTCTTACCACTCTTATATCTCTTGTCATTCTTCAGCACTCCTTTAGCAACTCCTAGTAGGTATAATGCTAGTAGGTGTTCTCCTTCTTCTGCTTCGATTGCTGATAGCTCAGTCTCTACCTCCATAGCAGTCTCACGCTGCATAAACCAGCCCTCGATAGAGAAGCCCTTGACCACACCCTCCTTGACATAGTTATCCCAGATGTCATCGTTATTGACCTTCATAGATACCATCCAAGTACCTACAGGATAGTCTAAGCCGTAGGCTTTGGACTTGTCATTCTGTGAGTCTTCTATAATCCAGCTCTCAACGACAGAGAGTCCGTCTAGTCGTGCCTCGTGTTCGTAGGTAGCGTTGTTCTGTTTGCCGTTCATAAGGTACAGCTCACTCGCTCTGCGGATGGTTTCCTTTGTGAAGAATACATAGTACTCCTCCTCACCATCTACTCGGTAGATAGGCTTGTCTGGAATCATAGCCGCACCCATCAAGATACGCTTCTCGTTGCTCACTTCCTTGAACTCGAACTTATGCTCCTTGCTCATAGTGATGAAGTCCTCCTCTATAGCAGGATGCTCTACGATGCTGATAGCATCAATGCCGTGTAGGAACTTCTCCTCGTCTAGTACTAGTTCGTAAAATCTCATTATCCTATTGTTGCTGTTTCTCTTATCTTTCTGTTCATCTTAGCCTGTGTCTGTACCTCTTGGCTAACTACATAGGCTTTGATAGGGCTACCAGACAAGCTCTCTGCGATCTGGTTGCCTAAGTCTGGTGACTGGTCTAGACCGATACTGCTGTTTATCCCTTGAGCATCAAACCTCAATGTAGGTCTTGTGGCTGATGGTCTTGGTACAGATGCTGCTCCGCCACCTCCACCAGCACCGCCACTAGGGTTGAACTGTTGCTTACTAATGGCGAGTACTTGAGCTAACCCCTGCGCTCCTGCTAGGGCTGCGTTAGCAAAGCGGAGGCTCTGGGTAGGGGTAGGGTCGGTAGTCTGTGCTAGAGCAGCACTAACCGCCTGTGCTGTATTTATTACTGCTTGACTAAGGCTGAGTGCCTTGCCGATACGGAAGGCTGCCCTAGCTCTCTTGTCATTACCAGAAAGCGCAGCTTGTGCAATGCTGTTCAATACATTTAGTGAGTCGCTTACTAATTTAACTTTGGCTTGTTGAAGCTGTGCTTCATCTCGAAGCTCTTTGTCTCTTTTAGCCTTTGCCTCATCGTCTAGTTTTTGCTGTGCTTCGGCATCTGCTTGGCGATAAGCCTCACGCAGTTCCGCTAGTTTTTCTAGTTTACTTGCCTCTAGCTGTTCCGTGTCTAAGCCATTTTGTATAGCTTGGTCGATTAAGTTTTGATAGTATGCTTCAGTATCGTCTAACTCCTTCTGTCTTATCTCTGCTTCAGTATTGGCTTCGGCAGTTCGGATTTCCTCTTTTAGTGCAGCGAGTTTTTCTGCTGCTGCTTTTTCATCTTCTTCTGTCTTTTTTGCTGCATCTTCCGCATCCTTACTAGCTTGGTCGGCTGCCGCTTGGTCTTCTTGTTGGTTTGATAGTATATAACCAGCTCTTTGATTCTTTAATTTTTCTAGGGCATCCGCAGTCTCTTTAATGGTTTCATCTGCTTCTTCTGCGACAGCTTCTGGATCAAATACAAAAGATGCTACATATTCGGAGGCATCCCTTCTAGTAGTAAGTCCTTCCTCAATTATACCCAACGCCACTAAGCCTTCCGATGCCGCATCTATAACTGCTAATACAGCTGTGATTCCAAACATCACAAACTGAAGCCCATAAGACATATACTCTTGATTGCGTTTGGCAGCATCTATTTGAGATTGTCTAAGTAACTTCTCTTGCTCCAATACCGCTTGAGTTGCTAAAATAACTTCGTCAGTCTGTTGGATTTTTAGGTCTCGAATCTCACGCTCACTCTTGCCCTGTAGTCTTAGTATATTCTCGCTACCCTCAGTCGCAGTTAATATCTCTTGCGTGGCATCTCTAGTAGATTCTGTATCGGATAGTAGGTTTTTCTGCTCCTCTGATACGCCACTAACAGCAGCAAGAATGTCATCCCAATAGACTGCAATAGTACCAAGTGCTACAACGATAGCCCCGATACCTGTAGATATGAGGGCTGCTTTCATTCCATTAGCACCAGCGATAGCGGCACGGAATGAAGTGACAGCAGACTTACCCATTGATATTAAGCCCTGTCCTACATTCTTAACTCGTGTAGCTAGACCGCCTGTTGCTTCGTCAATGACCGCAGTAGCACCCTCTGCCCCAGCAGATAGGTTCTCAAACTTCCCAGCTGCATTATCTACAGCACCACCTACCTCGTCTATTGACTTGGTAGCATCTGTGGTGTTTACTACTATTTCGACTTCTGTC